ACCTACAACAGCTTGTCCGCTGATGACTGTGGTATCGGCTACTGTGTTCAAAAATTCAGCAGGGCCTCCTGGAGAATTGCGTTGCCCGTATTGCGGCAAGCTGCCCACAAAACTCAGCACATTTGTCTGATTGTCTGACGCCGCGCCATCGTTGTAGTTTATGCCAGCACGAGCTTGATTCTCACCTTCAGTTTCAATCTGTTGGCAGATTGAGTCAAAGGCGGTATTCAGTGTTGTGGTCTCAACAGGATATGTTGAAATCAAGCCAGTGACTATGGTTGTGGCAGCTGGGATTAGTCCTGTGGTAAACGCATCATTGCCATTGGCATATACGCCGGCTGCTGGCCCACTGGGAATGGTTACGGGTCCTGCAAATACACCGTAGTCTCCTTGTACCGTATCAAGCATGTTGCTGTAGATACTGGTCAAGCTGGTCAGTGTCATGGAGTTTAATGTTGACGTGACTTGGTTCATCAAGCCAGTTACGTTGGCTCCGGCTGCGGTACCCAGTAGGTCGTTGATGGTAAAGGTGCCAAACTCGCCTGTGCCTGTAGCAAAAGAAGTTTGATAGTAGGAAGTTGTAGCACTAGGTATCGGCTGAGTTAGGTCCTGAACCAGGAGCAAGCCTTTGAGTGTTTCGATATCGGCGGCTGCTTGTGCTAGTTCTGGCAAGCTAGAAGTTTCAATACCTTTTATCTGTGCCAATGATGCTACTACTGCTCGCGTAGACACTGCTTGGGCTGGAGGAATAATTTTGGCCAGCTGATCGCACCCAGTGGGATTTTGTGTGATAATAGCAGGATTGACAGTGGCATCGGCATCATATATCAGTGCAGAGCCATTGAGTGTGGGCGTGAGCAAAGAAGGATAGCTGTTGGGAAACACACGCACAGGATCCAACAACTGGCTCATGTTTACTGTAGGATTGGTAGAATCAAACCCGAGTGTGGTAATATCTAGTATATCCAAAACATTTTGAAGGCCTTCTCCTGTGACTTGACTCATTCCTTGGTAGGCTTTCTTTTGTAGTGAGTCAAATTGAGTCTGTGTCAAGGTCGTGTTGCCCGATGGGGTGGCCAATTGATCAATTTCTTCCGGTGTAAGACCTGCTGCCAGCAAAGCTGTTTCTACAGAAGGAATAGTACCTTGTGCAATTCCAGCTTGCCTGGACAGTTGTTGTAACAGTCCAGTGGGGGTAAGAATCAGTTCTAAATTTGCAAGATTGTATGCATTGCCTAGGTTTACAAGATCAACCGACAATGCCGGCAATGCAAGGCTTACTCCGCTCATGTCACAGGTAATGAGATTGTTCATGTTGGTGAATGTGGGACCAAGATAGGTAGTAGCATTCACTGCACAATAGATCAACTCAGTGGTCTGTTGTTGATAGCCTGCAGCAGACGAAAATACTCCAGCAAACTGACTCAAATTACCATCGCCTAGGTATCTATCAGCAGTGTCTATGATCAAGTTGCCAAAGCCGCCTGTGACTGTTGTAGGAATAATTGGCTCGGTTTGCACTGACACCACAGTGTTGGCATATGCAGTGGGAATACTAGCACTCAGAGCCGGACATGTGTTGGCACTGAGTGTTTGCAAAGTGGTCACAATACTGTTGCTAACCCCCCAGGTATTGGCCAGGCTCACTGTGTCAATTAAATTTTCAACAAAGGTCAAGGAAGAATATGATGCTACTGCACTGGTCAGAGACACTGGTTTAGCAATACCAACGTTGGCCAACATGCCTGCGCCTGCTATCAGTTGCAACGGTGTATAACTCATCAACGGCCACCTACAAACACATTAGGTGATCCGCCAACCCTAGCATGGCCGCAGGTGTCAGCATTGGTAGTTACAACCACTGGTTTATTACCAGCCCTAACTGAAGCAACACCGCCAGCTGTTTTTTGACTCCCGTCATTATGCACAGTTTTTGATCCTTTTTTGCCGTAAGGAGGATGAGCAGTCACAGCCTGGCTCGGAATCATAATTGGCAGATTGTTTACACGTACTGAATCAACTCCGCCTTGGGCCACACCGTCACCGGCATTCTTGTCACCTCGTCGCTGTGCTGCTGGCATATTATCCTAGTATAAGTTTCTTTTCTGGTACTTTGATACCAGTTGTTGCTTCTAGGTATTTCATTTTGACTGAGTCATCAGTCTTGGATACCAAAGAAACGCTGTTAGTATTTAACCTAATTTCTTCCTTGGGATCTGCTGTGAACAAACTGGGCACAAGTCCCATGCCCTGTGGCCCAGGGGCAATGCTCACAGGTTCTTCAAGGATTAACCAGTCGCCGCCAGATTGTTTGACCTTGGCGACCATTTCCTCGCCTGAGTTCATTTTGAATGTGTATACTTGATTGTGTTCGAGTGCTAGTTGTGTCATTAGACGCTTTCTGTTAGTTTAGCTTTGAGTTCTGTAAATCCACCAATGAGTTCTCCGTCAAGGATAATCTGTGGTACTGTTCTGGCTGTGGGGATTGCTTCTAGCAATTCTTCTTTAGTATAACCATCTCCAATTTTGCGTTCTTCAAATGGTATACCTTTTTGTGTTAATAGTGCCTTGGCTTGATCGCAATAGGGACAGTGATATTTGCTCCATACAATTGCTTGCATTTTTATTTTCCTAATAGTTTCATCATTGTACGTACATGTACACGATCTTTTTCTTTTTCATCTTCGGGCAATTGATCATAAGGCACATGTTGTGCCGCATTATAGTCAGCCTTGGGATTACGCTTCATCCATTCAATGTGAATGTACTCTGCGGCTTTTTCCATGTCAGTAGAGAATTTGGCCACAGCGTCGGCGGCTGCTTTACCTGCGGCCAAGTTTTCCCTTTGCCAGTCTGGGTGAATCTTATCAAATGGTTGATTGATATCGCCTTCAGATCCGTCGCTGTTCTTTTTGATCCTGGGTTTTGTTCCGGTAGGATCAAAGTTACGACGCCATTCTTCGTGTGCTGAACTGGCAAATTGTGTGATAGGATCTTCGTTGATTTGCATCATCTCGTTAATTTTGTCTAAATGTTTTCTAATATCTTGTTGCATCATAATTCTGGTAACTCGTCGTAGTCTAGTGTATCGCTCATTACACCAATAACATAGTTGGTGCTTTCGTTTTCTTGCAAGGCTGTTTGTTTCTTGCTGGTGTCCACATGCTTGTTGAACCAGGGAATAGGAGTCGAACGTGGTGCTGTCTCCATATACTTGATACCAATTTCGTTTAGTGCGTTCTTGGCAGTGAAGTCCACAAAGTCTCTCAAGATGTTGGCGTTGAGTCCGATTACTGGACCGTGCTTGAACAAGTAGTTGGCCCAGTCTTTTTCTTCACGAATAACATCTAGGTACATTTGATACACTTCGGCTTCACAGCGAGTTTTGGCCGCAGCAAAACGCGGATCTTCTTTGACCACTTGATTGATCATCCAACCGGTCCATTCCTTGTGCATGATTTCATCTTGTAGAATCAAACCAATAATATTGCCGTTGCCAATAAAGATACGGTTCTCTACCATGGCCAGGCTGGTGGCAAAACTTACCATGAAGCGGAATGCTTCTAATGCGTAACTGGCATTGAGTGCAAGCCAGATGGCATCAATGTGTTCCGTTTCTGTAACTACACTGCCTGTTTCTTTGCGGCAGTTGATCACATGTAACTTGTCATAGTAGTTGCCCACGCTGGATGCCATGTCCGCAATTTCTTGTGTGTCGTGAATGGTGTTGAACACATCCTTGGGCACGTTGTAGATGTTGCGAATGATGTGACTGTAGCTGCGACTGTGAATGTTGGTTTCAAAGAAGCTCCAGTTGTACATGACCGCTTCTAGCTCAGGGATTGAACACACTGGTGTAAAAATCTGACTGGGGCCACGACCCTGCAAACTGTCCAGTGCTGTTTGACGCAACAGGTTTGATGTAAAGATGTGTTTCACAGTGTCACTGGCATCCTTGAAGTCTTGGCTGTCCTTGGTCAAGCTGACTTCTTCAGGCACCCAAAAAAATCCACGAGCCTCTTGTTCAAACTTGGCCAGCTTGTTGTACTTGACTTCTTCGAAACGTTGGATTGTAACTGGACCTGCTGGGTCCAGAAACATCTTGCGGCTTAGATAGTCTGTTTTTGTTTTTAAATTGTATTGTTGTTTGCTCATTTATAATTTCCTGTTATTCATTTTTTTCTTCTATGGTGTAAAACCAATCATCTCCTGCACTCCACTTGCGTGTGCCATCCACTGTAAATATAGTCTGTGCGGCTTTGAAGTCTGGAAACTTAACATTACCAGAAATCAAACTTTGATCGTACCACAAGCATCGGTTGTTGGGCTGACAAGCAAACTGTCCGTTTTCTAAACGTATAAAGTTGAAACTCTTGTGTTCTTCTGCTACCTCAGTAAAGCCTGTGTCCACATCCATTCCATCAGCACAAAAGTCCACAGTAAACAAATAGGTTCCGTGGTGCCATTCCCGATCCTTGCCTAGAAACTTAACTCCTAGATTACGTAATCCTATTTTTTCAATAATGGTAAAACGATAGCCCATGCAGTCCCAAAGCTGTAAGGTATCTACGGGCAAATTGCCCGAGTAGTCTTCCTGCCACACATAAGCATGAATAGGTAGTTTGTCATAGAGTGCACCGTAATTGGGCAACAATGATTCTATACGGAACACTTGTCCACGTAGTGCTTTGAGACTGACCCATATGGCAGGTTCTAATTCGCCGTGACCCTTTTCAAAGTTATAGAGAAATTCTCGTTTGATCCAACACTTGATGGGTGGTAACGATCCTACGATATAGCTCATTTGTAGTTCCCTGATGCAAGTACTATCTTGCAAATATGTTCTAGTCTTTCAATATGCTCGTAAGCACGCCACGGGCTGGTGTCTATGGCCACAACGCCGTGTCCCTTGATACCTACTATGTCATAAGCAATCGTGCCGTTGTTGTCTAATTGTAACATCTTATGACACTGGTCTGCAAGCTCTTGACTGATAGGAGGCACATCTCCCACGTTGGGTGCTACTCGTGTGTAACGATTAAGTTCAGGAAATGCATTGCTAATTGTGCTAAGATCAATTCCGGCATGCATAGCAGCAATACAATAGGTAGGATGCACATGAACTACTACCCGAACATCATCTTTGTGTTGGCCCATTTCTCGTTGCAATCCAAAATGCAATGGGATCTCACCGCTGGGCTTTAGGTTTGCACTGATATCTGAATAAGGCAAATCTCTCCAACTGTAGTTGAAGGCAGCTGACCCATAGCCGCTGTAAATGGTTTTGTCAATACTGATCTTTTTGAACTGATCCGGTTGCAGTGTTTGTTTGCGTACACCACTGGGTGTGATGTAAAAGTGATCACGATCGTGATGACGAATACTCACATTACCGTCACGGCTGGTGATCCAGTTTCGTTTGTATGCGTCCACCATGATGTCACAGATTGTTTCTAGCATTATTTTTTACCAATGTCTTATAACACCTGCTATAATAAACAGGTTGGTTAGTATATAGCATAACACAATTGCTGTGCGTATATAAGCAATAAGATCTGAATCAGAGTCTGTATCGCCTGCTTTGTCACCTATTGCTTTTGCCCAGAGTCGCCATATTTTATTTTTTGGTAAAAACATAAATGCCTTCCCATTTTTCTCTACCTTGTTTTTTATCGTTGCCTGCTCCGGGTCTAGTGTTCAACATCATTTTTATTGTGGTTTGATACTGAAAGCCCATTTGTTCTGCTGTACTGATCCATCTGTCAACCACTTGATATTTTTGAGTGTTTGTAATCTTATAATCAGCAATATTTGTGGCAAATACACCATCACTGTTTAATCCTTGATGTATACGTTGCATAGTAGGCACCACATATAATTCAAACCATTCATCCACTGTTGAACATCTGACCATACATTGAGTAGGCTCGTCACAGTATTTTTCTAGATTAAAATACGGAGGGCTACTGAACGCAAGATCAATGTCGTTGGGCTGGAAGTTCTCACTTACATCACAATGCAATGTGCTGGTGCGGCCATATGCTTCCGATATCAGACTAGATAGGTACTGCAAGTTTTCAAAGGTTTCTGTGTTGGGGTCTATGCCAACGTAGTTGTAATTCATTCGACTGCTACTGATGCCAAGTAATCGTCCGCCATAGCCAGCAGAGTAATCATATATTGACCCCCACATTATGGGACACAAATGTTCCACAATGCTTCTGGCATTTTGTGATTTAAAATTTTGAATGTTTTCGCCGGTGACCAGTTCTAATGCTCTACGTAATGCTGTAGGGTATACTAATTTGTCACCTTTTCTAAATTCAAAACAGATACGTATGGCTCTTTTTAATTTGGCATCATTTAAAAATCTATCTCTTAAACTATTGCTGCCTCGACCTTTGGGCTCTGCAGTCATCATGTTTGGAAACAAAAATCTATTGATAGTCTGGCCGCGATTGTTGCCTAACCCCAATGCGTCTTTGCTTATTACATTGACTTTTTTATCTCGAAAAAGTCTTAATTCTTTTATTAAGCCCGGTTCTGTAAAATAATCAATAGGCACAAGATTTACAGACCTATATAGATCTTTGATTTTTTCAATTGTGCCTTCAGGATCAATTTGATAAACATCTTTAGTGTACGAATCAAATTGATCGTACAGATGTTCGTAGCCAGTGAAACAATCGCCATGAATATTAGCAGGCTGGATGTTCCACTGTTGGTATAAACGATCTATCATATTTTTGTGAGCCAATATTCACGTTAAAGTTTACATGCTTCACAATCTTCTTCAAGATCAAAATCAATAATTTCAAGAGGAACCGCTTCGTCTACTTGTTTTGAGCCTTGCTTGTTGATCAAGCTGTAGTAGAATGTTTTTAGTCCCCAGTAATGAGCCTGCATCAAGTTCTTGGCAATCAAGGTTGTGGGCACCTTTCGACCTTCAAAGTGTGCAGGATTGTAGAAAGTGTTGGTGCTGATACTCTGATCCACATAAGCGGCCAGAACCGCAGCAGTTTTCAGATAGCCATCACAATCCTTTTGTGCCCACATCAGTTGATACTTGTTTTTCAACTTGTGATACTCAGGCACTACTTGTGTAAGACTACCTGCCTTGCTTTCTTTTACACTGATCAAGCTCATGGGCATTTCAATGCCGTTGGTTGAGTTGATCACCACACTGCTGGATTCCACAGGAGCAATGGCCATAGTGGTAGCATTACGAACTCCGTGTCCGCGCATTTGAGCACGTAGGCCTTCCCAGTTCAGTTCAGGAGCAAAGTTGGCAAGTTCGTCAACACCCTTGGCACGAAGTTCCCACGGGAACACACCCTTGCCGTATCGAGTTTGATCTGATCCTAGACAACGACCACGTTCCTTGGCCAGTTCCACACTCATCTCTGTGAGGTAGTAGGCTTGATGTTCCATCCAGCTTTTGACTTCAGCCAGCGCATCTTTGTCGCCATACTGTAGTCCACGTTTGGCATGCCAGTAGGCAAGGTTTGTGATACCAATACCCAAGGGACGAATCTCATCATTGCTCAACTTACTTTGAATACTTAGGAAGTCTTGATAATCAAGGATATTGTTAAGACTGCGGTGAAGTATACGGCAAGCCCTACGCATATCTTCTGGATTGCGGAAAGCTCCCCAGTTAATACTACCCAACGTGCATAAAGCAATGCGACCATCAGGATCATCAAGACGCTTGAAAGAGCGAGTAGGTAATAGGATTTCACAGCAAAGGTTACTTTGATAAATGGTATGGTACTCTGGGTCAAACGGACCCTGGTTCATGACATTGTCAATGAACACTAGATAGATACGTCCCGTATCTGTGCGTTCTTTCAAGATGCCACTCTTAAAAACTTCTTCAGCTGACATTGTTTTTGTACGAAGCCCAGGAGTGTTTTCATACTTGACATATAGTTCTTCAAACAGTTGAGTATTTGAATAGAATGCTTGATATAAGTCAGGAACTTCGTTAGGATCAAAGAATGTTATTTGTTCTTTGTTTTTAAATCGTCTCCAGAAGAAGGCACTAAGCACAACCCCATAATCCATATGACGGACTCGGGTTTCTTCTGTTCCTTGGTTGTTTTTAAGAACAATAAGATCATCAAACTGATGATGCCAAATAGGATAAAAAACAGTAGCACTTGCATTACGAATACCTCCTTGACTGCAACTACGCAGGTCACCAAACCACTTCTTCAAGAATGGTATCATACCTGTGTGCATAATCTCACCACCACGAATGGGCGAGCCTAATGGACGTAATCGTCCAATTTCTAAACCAATGCCAGCACGTTTGCTGGCATACTTGGCCATCATCTCTCCACTAGCAAATATAGAATCTAGATCATCATCCGAACGAATGAGTACGCAAGAGCTAAACTGTTTAGTAGGAGTACCAAGGCCAGCCAATACAGGAGTAGCGAGAGTAAAAAGTCCGTCGCTCGCGGCGTTGTAATACTCTTTGATATAACGCATACGTGCTGAGTTAGGTTCCTCTTTATGGAATACAGTTGCGGCTGCAACCATATAACGAATTTGTGGAGTT